TTGGGTTATTCTCCTGGAAAGAGATGACTCCCTTTTGAGCGGTCCCAGTCTTCAGGACTTCAGTGTCAGCACCTGCTTCTTCCATCTCAACGCAATAGATTTCTAATGCACGTAGGATGGACCTTTGGGTAACCAAAACTGGGTTTGCGTAGTGGTTTGCATCGTGAATTAATCCGATGTCGCCTGTTCTCTCGCTTGCCCACTCTGGCACATTGTATTCAGGGAAGGCACCGATTGGTCCAATTTCTATTTTGGCTACGATGATTTCCGTATCTGGTTTCATCCAATCTAGAGCCAATTCTCCCGTAAGGGTTAATTGACCGAAGACCGGCTTCGCTTCTTCTTTCTTTTTTGCTCCCATTGTTTTGTGTTCTCCTGCCTAGCGAGAAGGTCACCCTCCATCGGTCCTACCCGACATCATTGGATAACCTTCCTCGCCCTTCGGCAGTTCTCCGATTGACCCGTCCTATATCAACTGTGGATGTCAAGAAAAACACCTAGTGTATTTTCTACACCATGTTTATAGGACCCCTACGTTTCGACTGGACTATGACAAAGAATGCAGGGGATGTTATCCTACGAGACAGAATGGAATTTGATTTAACTTCAACCGGTGACGGTTCAAGAACCACGGTATATGGGCGCATTGATTTAAGCCAATATATTTCGGTGGTCGAGAACCGTGGACTGGCTGTTAAGGCCGTGTACTTTCACGTCCGTGAACAAGCCTCCACAGCACTTGCTAACACTGGCATTTGGGACCCAGTTGCGAGTTATCTCGGAGATTCGCCTACAGCCGGTGAGACTTCGGCTTTGAAAGTGTACGCCACTACCAGAGCATACGAAAACGCCGCAGATGTTGGAATCGCCTCTCCCGACGTTCTATGCGTCAGAGAGTGGACATCAACCACTGCGCCTACAGCGGGTGGATGGTGTATCACCTCCGACCATTGGTATGGTCCTGAAGATTTGCATCCAAGCGGCTACGTCTTAGTATCTGATTTGTTAATCGGTGTTGCGGCTGACAATTGGATTAGAAACGATGACGACACGTTAGAGGTTGACATTCTACTTATTGCGGAATCCGTTAAGGTAACCAAGGACCGTATGAACGAAATGCTTACTCAGGCACAAGACCTCTGAAGGGGGTTTTGGCTTGGTTAAAGGCAAAATTGTTAGCAAGGTTACGAAAGGTGCCGCTAAGAGACTCAAGAAAGCAAAAGCGGGAGCCAGTGCTGTCGCAGCTGCCGAAGGTGTTGACGCAGTATTGGATGACCCTTACGCCCAGGCGGCGATTGGTGCTGTCGAAGGCGCTGCAATTGGTGGCTCCGTGGCTGGTCCGTGGGGCGCTGCTGGTGGTGCTGTGGTTGGTGGTATCGCCGGTTTTATTCTGGCAGATGGTGAACGTCTTGTCCCTTGTGATATGGTAGCGATTCCAGCATACCAGTATTCGGCATTACTCACTGGTCGAGAACCGACATTTCAAATTTACATCAAGGAGGGCGAATGTATCAAGCCTGTTGTTAAGACGGATTTGATGCAAGCCCAGCAAGTCATTTCGATGGAAAAAACGATCACTCCAAAGCGCAAATTGAGCAAGTGGCAACGCTTCATGAAATCGAAGAAGAACCAAATCAAGTTCAAGTCTGGCAAGAAGAAGGGGCAACTGAATTTGAAAGCCATGGGCGTAGCATACAGGAGGACAAAATAATGCCATCTACACACATTCGTGAAGTATTAGTTGGAGAGGGAAAGTACGACGCACCAGGACAGAATTCCTACGCCATCGTTCAAAAGAGAATCAATCTCCCTGAAGGACAAGCATACAGGATAAAGAACGTGCAAATGTTTGACGACCTGGGTGGAATTAATATTTCTTCGTCAGGTTTTTCCCCTGTAGGAGAAGCGCCTACTACTTGCCATGCAAGGCAAGTGTACGTCACACCGTACCCAATCACCTTGACAAACAATCGCTGGGGGATTACTGATTCGATTCAAACCACCGTTCTGGAAAAATCGGGTCCTTACGCTGGTGACTCCTCGGTGTTGTTCAAACATCAAACCGTATCTTTGGCAACATCGGAACAAGAAGACGGGTTTTACATGAGCGATGAGATGGAGAAGGTACAGGTCTTCCCGAACCCCGCTGCCCATTATGAAAACATGTACACTTGGTACACTAATCACGTCTACTTGACCGCTATCTTGTACGCTAACAATGCGCCTATCGATGACGATATTGCTCTAAGTTTCTATCTTGAGTTGGAAACGACCAAGGTGAGTGCTTTGACGTCTTGCATGGGAACCTACAAGGAATTACTTGAGGCTCAGTGTCGATTATTAACCGACACCGCCAATACGATTGACCCCACTTCTAGTGCTGCGGGCCGTAGTTTTCCAATGTGGAAATATGGAGGAGTACGTCCTGAAATCATGGTCACGTCTGCTAACGCTCTACGGTATTTCAATCGAAGTGCAACCGCCGCATACCAGGGGATGGACTCGGTTGTCAATTACCGCACACGATACAAGGACGCTGTCGCTATGGTTGACTATGATGCGGCCTTCGGTGATACAACATTGAACCTGCCTGATTGGATAACGGTCATGGAAGTAAGTGGTATTACGTCGGGAATCATTAGACCATACCCGCCGCCGGTCAAGTTTTCAGGAAATGGAAATACGGTTATGTATGACGAAGACGGGCAACCGGCTTCAATCGTGACCTGATGCCTGTTTTTCTCCTTCCGAGTCCCTGACGCATAGTTAGGTTCCTATGGACTTCGTCCGTTTAGATAGTCATAGAGGGAAAAGATACCCCTTGCGCTACCAATTGGTCTCTTACTAGGAGAACACTGGCAAATAGGCATAGGATTCAAAGAAAACAGCATGGTTCTATTCATGCCAAGAGTCTCGGAAGGAGAATAAAACAGGCCAAGGTTAGCTTCAGAATGAGTAATCAAAAAAAAAACCTGGGAGACAAAATAAAAAAAAAAAAAAAAAGGTCCCCGGTGGTGCGAACACCACCGAGGACCAGCCTCCAAAAACCTCCACGAGTTTCACAATTTGTGCATTTCGTAAGGTGCAAACTGCCCCTTCGACACATCTCTAGTAAACTTCAGGGTTGGGTTATTCTCCTGGAAAGAGATGACTCCCTTTTGAGCGGTCCCAGTCTTCAGGACTTCAGTGTCAGCACCTGCTTCTTCCATCTCAACGCAATAGATTTCTAATGCACGTAGGATGGACCTTTGGGTAACCAAAACTGGGT